CTCCCCCTGAAAACGATAAGGCACTTGTATCAATGTCTAGCGTGACAGTATCGGAGGCACTTGTAAGAGTTGTCTTAGCTATTGTGGTGGTCGGTAAGCCGTACATTTAAACCTCGAATGTGTAGTTACCGCCCGCAACTATAAGAAACCCTGATGCTCCCTTTAGAGTATTACCTGATGCGTCTAAAATGACATAATTAAGAACAGCTTTATATGTATTCGCAACATCGTCCCATGTGAACTGACCGTTGCTATCGGTTGTCTTTATGCCTGAGCCAGAATCGCCATGCACTAACGACCAACCTGCACTAACGGCTGTTCCACTCTGGGTTATCGTTCCAGTTATAGTTGCCATATTTTTTCCTATGCGTGTTCTATAACGTCCATTGATGGATTGAAAAAGAAAGTATTTGCGTCAGAAGCAAAACCTAAGACCTGCACAAAATCACCATCGCTATCAGGAGCAGTTTGCTCAGGGACATTCTTTCCTGATGTTTCTGCTTCTGGCGTATAACCGACACCGCCAACAGTCCATGTTGGGAAGTTTGTGTCAGCGCGTAAAAATCCCTGCAACAAAACAGTCACAGAAGCATCAGCCGATGCGTCTGCTACCACCATACCCATTGCTCTTGATGTTGCTGATGCTGTGGCTACCGCTTTCCAAACTTTTCCATCAGACGCTTTCAAATAAACAACTTCGCCATCTTCTAAATCTTCCCCTGCCGTAAATGCTGCCGTAATCCCTGAGTAAACAGTATCCGCAGGAGTTGAATCAATAAATATATCTTTCGTTACTGTCATATTGCCCGACAGCGCGAGAGTGGAACCTGAGAATGTAAGGTTCGCCTCAGACGTAACAGTTCCATCACCATCATCGGTCAGTAGTTGATTTGCAGAACCACTTACTCCGACGGGGTGAAGATCAGTAACAACTAGCGTTGCGCCAGAACGGTCTAACCCTGTTGTTCCGACGGTTCCTGCAATCGTGTCGAGTAAGTCAGCAAGTGCTTCCTTTTTTGTGGCGTTGCTGTCATCTGAATCAATAAACGCAAAGCTATCACCGTCAGCCATAACTCCTGCTGACAAATCATTCAAGTTCAACGCAACTGTCGCTGCTGCTGTTTCGCTTCCACTGTTAGCAATCGTGGTTCCACCGTTAGTCGCATTTGCTAATGTCGCAAGGTAGTTCCCTGTCGTATGCGTTCCCAACGTGATGAGATTGGTTAGTGCCGTTGCGCCTGTCCCACCATTCGCCACAGGGAGCGTTCCAGTTACGTCGGTGGTTAGATTAGCCTGTGCCCATGCGGAAGTGCCTGTACCCGTGCCTCTGAGGACTCTATTAGCAACTGGAGTGCTTGCTCCTGTGCCAATCTTCCCTTCAATGGCGACAATCGCCTCGGAGACAACGCCATGTAGGTTGGAGTGTACTTTGTTAGCGTCGCCATCACCGTCAAGCTCTACGCCTGACAGAGCCGAGGCTACCGGAAGATTCGTAGTTGTATCTAAGCTAGATGGATAGCTTGTATTTCCCGGCATTTATTAACTCCAAATATCCGTACCGCCTCGTTGCTTGGATTCTTCAATCCCTTTCGCAACCGTAGCGGATAAATCTTCAGCAATAACATTTCCATTAACAATAACTACAAACTCGCCGTTCTTAAAAGTTTCCCTATTTCTTGTTTCTTCGTTCCATCTTGTAGGGTCTTTCAATCCGGGAAGCATCGGTAGTCCACGTCCTCTAGCCTTTAGCACTCCCGCTCCTACTGCATCACCTTTAAAAGCTGAAGTTTGCATTAGTGCTTTAAGTCTAGATATTTCGCTAGTATTTCCTGATGCGATTGCAGCATCAAGTTCTGCTTCAACCGATTTTTGGCTAGCTTTGAACGCTAACATCGCAGCAGCGATTGTATCTTCACCGCCAGCAGCAGTTCCGACTCCATGTGCAGGTATAACAGATGGCAGATTTATAACTGTTGATTTTATTTTTTCAAAAGCTGCTCTATTACTTTCTTCAAGTGCTTTGACCGCATCGGCTCTTTTAGTTGCTATTTCTAAATCGTGCCTCAGCGTTTCTTCGTGAGATTTACGTCGTTCTTCTTCTATTTGTAAATCATGCTCAAGGTCTTTTTCACGCTGTTCCCGCAACAAGAGCCTCTGCTCCTTCCACTGAGCAACAATACCCTCTGCTTCTTCCATTCCGCGCGCTAATGATTCTTCTACTTGTTGTTCGTCCCACGCAGCGATTCTTGCATCACGTTCACGTTTTCGTTGGAATAACTCACTCAACCCTTTAGATGCTTCGATTGCTGCTTCTACTTGTTTGTTGTGACCATCTTGAGCAGCAGCAGCGACTTTTGCATACGATTCCTCAGCCGTATCAGCAAGGTCGGAATAATCGTTACGCAAGTCACCCAAAGATTCACTTACAACTGCTGCTTCTTCTTCTACTACCTCAGCAACTTCTTTCATAGCAGTATTCAATCGTGGAACTTCTACATCAGCTATATGGTCAATTTCTTTTCCAAAAACGCTCCCTAACATATTTACGCCATCAATAATTTTATTGATTACTTTGACATATAAATTGACCCAACTTTCAAACAACCCAATCATAATGTTCACGCCTTCTTTAACAGCGCGAACAATGTTGTCCCAATTCTTTATTAATATCGGTAATAACGTGACAGCAAGAAGACTAATCGCTGTTGCTATAAGACCAAACGGATTTGCAGCCATCGCAGTCGTCAATCCGACAGTCGCTATTTTCATAGCAATAAAAGCTGTTTTTAGTAAGCCAACACCAGTTACCAATGGTGGTATAGCAAGACCTATTGCTCCAATAGCTACTAATGCCGTTCCAAGAACTCCGATTAAAATTCCAAGAGCAGTTGCTAATCCTCTGTTGTTTTCAACAAATTCACTTATACCTGCTGTTACTCTGCCCATTACTTCAAGCATCGTAGATAAAGCTGGCGCAAGGTTTTCTGCAAACGCTATCTGTAACCCGATAGTTGCTTGCCTCATTTCGTTTTGAGCATCTATAAGTCTGGCTGCTTTATTCGCAGCTTCTTGATCGAAAACAATTCCTAACTCATGCGCTTGTTCTTTAAGTCTTTCAATGCCATCTGCGCCTTGTGCAAGCAGTGGCAATAAAGCAGTTCCCGACCGCCCAAATATATCTTGTGCTAGAGCAGCTTGAGTTATTTCATCTTCAACATTAGCCAACGCCATAGCCAAAAGTTCAAACGCTTGCTCAGAATTCAATTTTTCAAAATCAGATACTGACACACCGAGCGAATCTAAGGCTCTTGTTGTTTCAGTCAAACCATCTCGCCCGTCTTGAATAAACGACTGCATACGCCTGACGCCTTTTTCTAGACCTTCAATGCTGGAGCCAGATTGTTCTAATGCAAATTTTAGTTCGGATAATGCTTCAGTAGAAAATGATGTTCTTAATGCCATTTTCTGGATTTGGTCACCCGTTTGAGCAAATGTTTTACTAGCTACTGCTAGGCTTCCAAGTAAACTTGCTCCCGCTGCGCCCATAAGCAAAAACTGCCCACGCATTGAACGTAATTTATTTGCCGTACCTTGCGCGCTAATCCCAACGCCTTTTATTTGCTTACTGGCAAGGTCTTTAGCGGTTAGAGTTATGTTGACTTCGTTTGCCATTTATTCTTTCGGTTCTGCTGCCTGAACCAATCTTATTATCCGCAACAGCGATACATCTTCTTCAAGCAGTTGTGATGGCAAACAACTATACCGTTGGCACAAATTGTCAATCAAAAGTGCTTGAGTTAATTCGACTGGCTCGTGTTCGCCAATTCCTCCAACATGCCCGTATCGTTGTGCGGCTTCGATAAATTTGCTGGCGGTTCCAAAACAAGGTCAGCCCACTTGCTGATAACAGCAGCGATCATTCTTGCAGGTGCGACCGCCAACGCATTTTCGCTATTTGCCGGAATTTCGTTTCCTTCATCATCTGTAAGGTTCCACGATTCAAGAACCTTGTCGCACCAAATCGTGTTTGCCTTAATTGAATCTTCAGTTTTTTCAGAAGCGACTAGCCGTTGAATTTCTAATACGATCTTCATCGGTAAATCTAATCGCGCCTTTATTTCCAAACCATCAAAGTCGGTTCCTTCAAACGAAATGTTTGCAACTCTAGCAGCTTGACTTAATTTGAATTTAGACATATTCCTCTCGTCCTAATTTATGCCCATGTTGGTACAGTACCGCCAGTTAGCACACCGGGAGCAGAGTAAGTTAATTCACCTGTTGCCGATCTACTCAAACTGTAATCAGTAAAGAAAGTCTCATTGGGTAGAGACTGCCCACTTACAGTGATGGTTACAGTTCGTGCGACTGATGTGCTGCTTACAGTTTTGAATACGTCATGGGACGCATTAGAACCATCGTTGAACACACCGTTGACACTTATCGAAAAATCGGCGAGAAGCAATAACCGCTCATTCGCAGACTTATCAATGCCAGTTACGTCCTGAGTGCCTCTTGGAATAGCAAAATCGAAGTTTGTTACATCATTCGATATTGTCCTTGCAGAGCCACCCGAATCGTCAATGGCTAATGCCATACCTAATCCAGATTCTTTTGCCATTAGTTAGCCTTTCAACCTATGTAGTTGTTCGCCCATTTCATCGACCCATTGTGCATCTTCTCGCCTTGAGAATCCGCGTCCGTTATTAACGGTAAATATGTGGGGTCTGTCTAGGCTTTTCCTATGTAGTTCTCGTCTAAAACATTGCTGTCCTGCGTAGAAAAGAAATTCAACAGTGTTATCTTCTTTACGAGTCTCTTTATAACGCAATCCAGATTCATATTGAATCCATTGAATATATGGGTGACCAACAGGCAGAATTGTTTTCCACCCTTTCATGTAATGGTCACATTCTACCTCAGCGCATGTTGCTTCTCTAAAGTGAGTAGCAACAGGAGCAGATGATCTATATGTCGTTTGCAGTCCCGCGCCTGATAATGACGCTAAAGACGAGATTCGAGAATGAACCACTTGAAGCTACCCTTAGATACCTATTAACTGTTCCGCTTGATGTTGCTCGTTCCGCAGTTCTGCCAGTTACATTTGTGAATGTAATCAAATCTGACCACGAACTGTCGTTTGTAGAGTGCTGCACTTTGACCGTCGCTGTCCCAGAAGATAGCGAGAACGCTTGTATATACGCCTGAGAGCCATTTGAAGTCGATGCGCTGTTATCTACGCTCGCAGCGTTTGTTGCGCTGCTGTGCGTTGGCTTCCCTGCAAGTAAACTGATACCCCATTCCAATGGAGTTGCGTTACCTTCTAGCGATACAGAAAAGTTCAATCCACCATCAGCAGTTCTGCTTCCGTCGTAGTTGATTTGTTTTGCTACAAGACCGCAACCTGAATCACCCGCTGTACTTCCCATTAGGAATGTAGCAATCCTGTCTGTTGACGGGAGACTTGATAACGCTGCGTGCTGTTGCGATGCAGCATCGTTGAAGAAAGATGAAAAAGAGATAAGTCCATCAGAGTGCGTTAGCAGTCGATCATTCGCCGATACATTAATACCAGTTACATCTACGACTCCACGAGGCGAAGATATACTATCTATCGCACCAACGTCACCGGATAAATCGAATCCTGCTACGTAAAGTTGATTTCCAAGTCCAGTTGTTTTTGCCATTTTATTTAGGGAGCGATGCTCTCAGCCTCCAAATCTATTATTTCTAAATTGAATGAGCAGATTCGGAACGTATTACCGCCAATGTCTGACCACCCGACAGACGCCAAAGAAATATCTAAATCAGTTATATTATCCGTTAAAGTGCTGTCCGCTGTGAACCCTGCCTGTACTGCACGAACAGCGTCCCATATTTCTAGTTCTAGTTTTTCCCTTTGTTTCGCTCCTGATGGAACACGCCAGTAACACCGAACTGTCCATAGTTGCGTAACCATTACATTGCCAAGTGTTTTTGTTTTTTCGCTTTCACCTGAGAACCAAGCTGCTGCTACTCTATCGCCTGACGGAATAGATAACGGTTCGCCGATTAGCACGACTTGAAAATTTGGCGACGAGTTTGCTTCCAGTATCGCCTTGATTCTTGTTACTGCTCCTGACCTGCTCAATCTATTGCCTCAGATATTGGTTTGGCAAAATACTTATCTTTATCTTCACCTTCTAAACGCTTGTAAGCATTTCGGAACATACTGTAACCACGGAAGCTAGTTCGTGCATTTCGCGAACTTACTCCTTCAACCCAACTCGCATAAACAACATTGGCTCCCTGTCTTGCTGCTCCTGCATCAATCTGTGCTTTTAGATCACTTACTAATTCGCCAGATACGGTTCGTCGTAAATTACCTGTTACGACTCCATGACCTTTATATAGTTGATTTTTTACTCGTTCCTCAGTAACCAATGCCATTCGTTCAATGCCTTGATTGATTGCATCTTTTAAACGTTTATTTGCGTTAATATCGAATAATTTTCCCTTTACTTCGATTGTCGCTGATACATCAGACATATACAGGCAATTCCCGTCTATTTCTGTAATGATCTAATCGTTTCAAAATAGCATTTTCTTCTCTTGAAGGATTGGTCATTGCCATTTCACCGCTACCAATCATCGTGGTCAATCCAGCATCACGACTGCGCCAATACGTCCTCGCTATATCCAAAGCAGCTTGGCTCACATCTTCTGGATAAATCCATCGGTAGTATGTCGCGCCACCACTGTGAGTGGCAGCCGTTGTCCCGTTCACTCCACGAATTACAGTTAGGTTATTTCCTGAAACTGCACTTACATACATCTGCTCCGTATCAACGACAATCGTATCGCCAACGTATGTTGTTGACCCTGACGAAACGGAAACGCTTGTTGAGCTTGTACTACCTATTGCGTCAACTGTTGATATTGAAGATTTATCGTTCTGCCAACCCCACTCGCCAAGAATCGTCAAAGTCTGTTGTCCTGCGTCAAAACTTTTAGTTGTTTCTTCTTGCAGTTTTATAAGCGTCTTAGGTGAAGTGTTGTAAGGCTCTAATAAGAAATCGTTGCTAATGCCCTCTGAGAGCGTCGCAGAGGCTCCACGAGCGGTTCCGGTATAGGCAGTTACCGTTGTCGCTGATACAAGCCAGTCTGCGAGCCGTATGATACCCGCACCTGACAGCTTGCTTGACCAATAATCAGGGAAGTCAATTATTTCATTTCCACTTGGCGTAAGCGCATCTGTTCTAAGCGCACCTCTACCAATGTCATACGTGTGAGTTTCAGTTCTTACTCCGAAACTTCTGCCCATGTAGTTATCAATCCGTTGTGACGCAGCATTTATTACGCGAGTGATCGGAGCCACATCTGTGTCCCAATCCGTAACGTGATCGGTTCCTGCTAGATAGGCTTTGAAATCATTTACGTTTGCGTAAAGATGATACGTCTGAACCACTTTTTATTTGTCCTCTGTCGCCCCTGCGTTCTTCGTCGTAACGGACTTCTTTCGCTTTGTAGCGACTTTGCTTGTAACGCGAAAGTAATCGGAATACTTTTCTGCGCGAGCAGCGTCCATCTTATATTTTTCTCCAGTCGCATATTCATCGTCGCCTACTCTGCGACCCTCTATGCAAACCACATTTACTTGTGCCATGTTTACCTCTCAAGTGGGTGACTCGCCCCGAAAGACGAGCCACCCAACCCTATTAGCTGCGAATGTCTTGGTCGCCTATTACTAGGACACCTTGAACCGCTGCTGCCGTTGCATTAGTTAGAACAGTTTTCACGAATGGCTTGCCATTAGGAATCTCAAAGTCAACTATTACAGTTGAGCCTGAGTCTCCACCTGCTTCCGTCATTTGAGTAATCGCTGCTCCTGTAATGTCTGCGTAAGAACCACCTGATGTAGCCGAAGCCTGTACTTTACAGTCAACAGTTCCAGAGGAAGAAATTACGCCTACTGTCACAATCAATGCTGCTTTTGAGTAACCAGTCAGGTCAATCGCAGCAGACGTAGTAGCCCCTGCGGATTTACTAACCGGAGCCAATGCAACATTGATTCCTATTCGATTTGAGAGTTGATTAAAGCGAGGCATCAGAATCTCCTACTGAATCTTGAAGATTCGGAAAGCGTCCGCAAGTCCAACTCGACCGTCGTACCTTGATCGTGCAAAGAATCCAACTTGGTCATTTGCAACATAGATCGAGTCATCACGTCGCATTGACATGCCGATTCGGTCAATCAAGTAGTAATTAGAGAAGTCACCGATTGCGCCGACTTCTTCGTTCGTTGCGATAGCTGCTGCGTTATCCCAACCTGTGCCGTCAAACAAAAGTGTCGGGCGACCAAGTAGTGTGTCAGCAGGAGCAGCAGTAAGTGAACCTTTTGACGATGTAACATCAAGAGTGTTTACCTGCTGCATGAAGCTGCTGGTTGTGGATATCGAAGCATTTGCTCGGAACTGAGCAGGTAGGTCGTAGTACCAAGTGTATATGTCGGCAATAGAAACCGCAGATGTTGAGTCTGTGTCCGTACCGTCAGTTGCGCTTGTCCTAAGTCCTTCTGCCTCTCCAGAACCGTCACCCTCGATCAATTGCTGATCTTCGTAACGACCCTGAGCCTCGCCAAAGATTTGAGCGAGAAGTGCAGGAAGGTTTACCGCTGAATCTTCAAGAAGTTCGTTGGATACCTTCACTGTTCCACCAGCCTTGCGAATGGTAAAAGTTACCTGTCCGACGGTTGGTGTGTTGTCACCGTAAGCAGCTTCCTCAGCAATAGCAGCCCAAGAGACTGAACCCATTGTTGGAAGGTAACCATCTTTCAATGACGTAGTAATTACAGTACAAGCAGGTCGGTGTACTCCACCCGGAACTCCGGTGTTGTGGATTACCTGAGTGCGGAAATCTTCTGGAACGAAGTAACCACCCTCGTTGTCTGTACCTTCTTGCATTGCTTTCAACTCATTAGAGTCGGCAGTCTGCCAAAACTTCTGAGCGTTTGGAGAGCGATCTCGGAACCACTTTACCCAAGTGTCCTTGTAGAAGGTTTCTTCTTCCTTCAAGTTCGCGCCCATCTGTTCCCGAACCCACGTTGGTTGAACAGCAGCAGGTAGACCCTTAACCCAGCTTGCTGGCTTATAGTCGTTGCGGTAGTCCTTACCCTCGTCGGCAGGGTTGTATATTTTTGCTTCCTCGTAACTCAACGGAACCGTATTAGTCGGTGTGTTGAAGTCACCTGAAAGCACTTCTAGCTTGCCTTTTTCAGCCTCAAGAGCATTAGCAGTCTCAACTTTAGAAACAGCGTCCTCTCTAGCTTTCTTGGCAGCTTCTACTTCGCCTTTTTCCAAAGCCTCGGTTGCAGTAGTTAGTGCAACACGCGCTTCTTCGCGAAGTTCATTCACCTTATCCATTGGTAAATGTCTCCAAGTCTAATTGTGCCTTTGTCAGTTCGATACTCTCACGCACCTTCTCTAATTCCGTGTCAGAGGCAACATCGGATTCTTCCGGTGTCGTGTCTGAGGCAGACTTTGAAGTGATAGTTTGAGTGTTTGGACTCGCGCCACGAAGTACAGGCGATACCTCAACCCAATCTAGGTTTTCAATAACGCGTGCTTTCGTGCCGTCAGCCATTAGTTCAACTTCGTCAGCAAGTGACCGGAATCCCACCGACCATTCTTTGACGCTGCCAAACTGCACATCGGCGAAGGCTTCTCGCCCTCGCTGAGTGTTCATATTGAATTGCATGATGGCTTTGAGTCTCCCCGTAGCCATGCCTGTCGCTTCGTCAATTCCTAGCGTCACCGGAGCAGCATCTACTACCTTGCCCACTGGTGTGCTTTGATCGTGGAACCAAGCAACTGTTTGACCGCCTTTCATAATTGATTTACCGAAAGCGTCAATGTCGATTACTTCACCGTCGTGGTCAATGACTCCCATCGTATTAACAAATGCCTCAACGATGCCTTCAGATTCATCAATCATTGTCGGTTCAGACTGATCTATTTTTCGGATAATAGTATCCGGTGCTGTTGCAACCATTACTCTGTCACTCCTTCAATGACTGGTGAATAGGCTCTTGTGCAATTTGGGTGGGCAATCGGATTATCTAACGCCCAATCAATTGTTTGTCGTGTGCCATTATACGGAGCGCAAAGTTCGTCATCATCTCCGTCTTGAATTTCCACATACTGCACTCCCGCTGATTTATACCGAGCAGCAGTTGCGGTATTTTGTGCAGTTGCTACCTCTGTTCGTGCGATAGTCTTGGCGCGATTTTTATACGTTTCCCGCACCACGCTTCTCAATCCTCTATATTTATCATCAGGAACGCCTCTAACTATTTGGTCAAGACTGTAACCTGCTCTAGTCCCTGTTTGAATTTCATTCCTAAGCGCAGAACGTGATACATCATTTATCAATACGCCAGCCTTTCGCAACGTGTTCGATACGATTGGAAGTTCCGGGTCAAACGGCATATCTCTAAACACTCCCGCAGCATTGATTACTCCCCAAGCCTTTTCCATTGTTGACAATAACATTGGCGACATTGCTTGAGCCATTTGAGCATCAGCAGCTAAAGGAAGCAAAGTGAACTCATTGAACGGCATCTGCAACTTTTCGTGATATATTGACCCCATTGACAGATAGCGTCCCATTATTCCGTCGGCTCTGTTTAGTTGCGCTCTGAACTCTTGTTCTAAAACTTTTTCTAATGCTTCAACTTCTTCTTCGTAAGATTCTTGAAGTGGTGCTGCTATTTGGTTGGCTGCTGCTTGAGTTAAAGCCTTCGGTTCTTCTTTTATTTCTACCGCCTGTAAGCCACGGACAGCAAGTGACGTAGGCAATAAGCCAGTATGCTCTAACTCCAACTCTATACCCGCTGCTTGTAACGCTGCGTCAGGAGTAAATCCTGCGTTGATAAATTCTTTTGCAGTCTGCGCTCTAACAAGCTGTCGCTGAACTAATGCATCTTGATCTTCTTGTAACGCTCGAACTTCTGAAAAATCAAACGCTACCGACCCTCGTTCTGCGGGAAATTCCTCAGCCAACATTCCACCCATGAACTGTTCAACCCTACGGTACATCGGTAACAGTGTTTCTTCCCAAAATGATTCGCGCGCTTCCCCATAATTGCTGTAAGTGCTGCGCTGTAATCCAGTATTCGCTCCTACAAGAATTGCAGGAACTCCAAACGCTGAACAAATACGTGTTTCTGATAACGCTCGCAACGCTGGCATTTCCATATCGCCAAGACTGCTACCCATAGTTTCGTAGCTTGCGTCCTCGTCCAGTATTGCTATGCGATGCCAGTTGCGGTTTCCTTGAAACTGATTACGCCATGCTGATCGCAGTCGATTCGCTTCATCTTGTGACGTTAGTTTGCGTTTGACTTTTAGGATTCCAGACGGGACACCTGCGTTATTGAAAAATGCTTTCGTAAATTTAGTTGCGTCTGTATCTAGGTTGACTTGTTTTGCAAGAACTTGAAGTGGTGACAATCCATAATAATCGTTATTCGGATTAGGGAATTTCAAATGGGCAACATCTTCAAACGGCAGAATATAACGCGCGCCATTTATGTCGTATTGATAACCTCGTCCCGGCTTTATTTCGATACGGTCTGGACGCAATAGCATTAGCGAAACAACGCCAATTCCTGCCCGCTCTTTCAAAACGTAAACATTACCTGCTATATGCAGATGAGTAAGTAATTCTTCTAAAAACTCATACTGCGTAGTTCCTACTGCTGGCTTCTGTAACAGTTGAGCAACAGGACTATTCTCTATCGGTTCTTGTACGTCATCATAAAGTCGCAGAAATGCTTCGGAAGCTGATGTTGCTATCTCGCGAATACACGCAAACACCAGTTCGTTTCCTGCGTATCCTTCACGAGCAAAGTTTGAGTAACTCGCATCAGGGAAAGCGTTCCCGATATCAAAGTTACTAACAACCGCAGAAACGACAGCATCGTTTGGTTCCTGTTTTCGATACGGAATGAAACGGTCAAGAAATCCCATTGCTAAAGCCAGACCCCGATTCCCGGTGCGTTATCTTGGTGGTAAACAGCGAGAGAAAGAGCGCAAACTCCATCGTCGTGAAGCCCCGTTGGTGCGGAATATTGCGCTCCTGTTCTCGTATAAACATATTCAAAACTAAGCAACTCATTCAGAAGCTGACCTTCTGGAAAGGTAATCTGCTTCTGTTGAATAGCGACAGCCAGCCTCTCCATAAGCTGCTGCTTGGAACTGCTGGTAAATTTGAATCCCTCAAAATTGCTTCCGGCTTTTGCGAGGAACTCTATTATTGCATCACCTACACCTGTGCTGTCAACTAAAGCTGGAACATTCCCTGTATGCTTGACAATACGTTTGAGCGTTTCTTCCCATGGCGATTGCCATCGCTCTGAGCGACAAACATTTCCGTCCTCATCAAGTCCTACTCCCCATGTCCAATCGACTGACTTTGCTAAGTCCCAACCCCAAACGACTGGCTCTTTTGTAGACATCGGTGCAACGCACTCATAAATAGACTCGACACCAAACGGATTACCTTCATCATCACTCGGTTCTGCCATGTAAAGTTCGCGGAAAACTTGCTCAGGCAAATCTCGTTTCGCATCGGCTACTTCTGCATCAGCTAACACGCCTCCTATTATTGCGTCGGCAGCAGTAATTTTTGAGAACTTCCAATCAGGGACGCCAGATTCGGCTTTTCGTGCTAATTGATACGCCCAATTTTTCCGACCTTTGACGTTTCCAATTATGCGTACCGCTCCACGAGTTGCTGTCAAAGTTGATCTAACAGCGTGCCAAACTTCTTCTTTACATCGTGATGCTTCGTCTATAACGGCTGCATATACATCTTCACCGTAAAGACTGTCAGGATTGTCTCCACCTTTGAACGTAATAACTGCCCCACCATTACGCAACGTCACAGTCATAGCAGAATCGTTGGCGATATACGTGTCTCGGTGCAATCCTTTCTTTAATCGTTTGTAGGCAATTTTTGCCTGAGAATAAATTGGGGCAATCCACCAGTAGTTCCTGTTGTTACCGCCATGGACTGCTTGTTCAGCAAGCCAAACCATGCACCCGACAGTCTTTCCAGATTTAGTGCTTGCTTCAATAATGCTGTATCGCTCTGGACAAAAAATCGCATCTTCTTGCCTGTCATAAAGCCACGGACGCTCGTAGCTTAGTTGTTTCCTAACTTTCGTCGCTATCATCGTCAGCTATCTTGATAGTAAACGTGTTCAAATCAGACATATCGACCTTCTGAGTACGTCCGTACTTTTCAGGCATTACGTGTTCTAACAAAAACATCACCATACGCTCGTTACCTGCATTTGCCATTGAGAAGGCTTTTCCTTCTATCGCTTCTGCGCCTTCGGCAGCAGCAGAGTCCATTTGAGCAGCGAACTCAGAGTCACGTTGGCGAGCGTCGTACACAGTTGAACGAGAAACATTAGCAGCACGCGCAGCAAACCGAATAATAGGTATTTGTTGGTAGGCTTCGATAAAGGTTTGCTTCCATCGCTTTGCTCCTTTATCAGTTTGTGATCTAGGCAAGGTAATTCCTTATCTTTTTTGCAACTAATTCAGGCTCCATTCTTGTATTGATAGTTGTTTGTAAATAATCAATATATTTCGCAATTAAATTGTCAATTTTTGTGACTCGACTTTTGTACCAAGTCGCTGAGTAATTTGAACCGCGCGTTACACACCTGTCCCATGCGATACGTGGTTCACAATGTAAATGCAAAATTTGCAAATTCCAACCTGTTGCTATTAGAGCGTCAAAAAATTTACTGTTCCCTAAACGGTCGCCTTCTGCTAAAACTTTCACACCGTCAAGAGAATCAGCTAACCATGAGAGAACTTTAGGCTGTGCATTGTACGGTAATACGTCTGTCCCTGAATAAATTTCACGATTCTTCCCGATCTGTATCAATCCATAATCGTATTTAATATGCGGAATTGGAATGTCTGTTTGTTCTAAAATTTTATTGTTCTCAAGTGCATTGGCGACCGCTGTTGATTTACCGCTGCCGGGAATACCTATGATGTAAATAAAGTCTTTTCCCATAATTGTTAAGAGGCTTTTCCAGTAAGTAAATACTTTTTGAATGCTTTGTTCTTCAAAGCGATAGGTCGCACCTCTAAAATATTCTGAACAACATTCTTTCTTGGCACCCCTAAGTTACGCATAACTAGACCAGCTACGAAAAACGATCTGTTATACGCGTTGTAACAGTTGATTAAAACAGACAACTCATCTTTCAAATCAATCGTTATTTGTTCGGCAATTTTCCACGCTGCTGCCAGTCCTTGTTCGTCCAGAGCGACGTCGTAGAGAGGCGAGTGAACAAACTCTACGTTCTGTAACTTACCCAATGCTAATCGCTCATCTGGAGAACGCGTGGTGACGTTATAAACTTTACGGATACTATGCCTTCGTAAAGTGTCCCGTAAATCAAGTAAATCGAAACGGCGAGTGTCCTCTGAAACCCACAGTCGAGGATATGGTGAAAATAATTTCATTGTGGCTCTTTCTTGATCGGTTGTGATAAATCTGTTGTGGCATTGTAGTCGTATATTCGATCTGACCACGTATAGCCATGGTCAGGCATACATGCCCCAAGTTCTTTGCGCCTTCCTTCCCAATTATTTACTTCTCCTAATGCCCACCTTGGGAACATTTGAAGCCTCGTCGCCCAAAAATCTGGCTGTTCACCCCAATAATCAGCGACTTTTCGGGCATGTCCCATTTCGCTATCCAATGCCCTGCCGGGATATTGGTTACGTTTCAAAGACTGCCCAAATTCACACAAATACACCTCGGTGTTAAACATGCTTAATGGAACACCCCAATCTTCGGCTCGCTGCCTAAGATCGCCTACGAGTGCTGCTATACAAGACAATTTGTAGCTGTCATTCCCTTTCGCCAACTCAGGCTGTTGGTATAGCCAAGACAGCATTAGACGTGGGCTATCTCCACCTATTGGACGTATATCCGGTAACGCAATGTCCCACCCTGTGCGCTGGTAACACTCTAGTAGCTTCAATAAAGCATATCGCCCTAATCCCCAAACTTTACGACTCAGGCTGTCCCAGATGATTTCGTATCGCCACTCAGGGTCACATGGTTTTTCCAATAGCGCAGGTAAATCTCTCTCAATCCAATTGGCATACTCAATAAAACAGCGCGTAAATTTTTTTGGGGTGCGAACACTCCTACGCTCTGTTCTTAGCGAGAGTCCTTTCCAGTTCTCTACTATCCAATCGGTGAAGGTTTCAGGATTTTGAAGAACCTGTTTTGGCGTTGCCCAGTTATTCCATATCGCTATTGCAGTCGGTGTGTTATACGGATTTACGTAACAGCCACTTTGCCATGCTTGAACGTCCACTGGTTTTTCGGTATTGAACGTTTCTGCAACCATCGCAAGATGCGTATCGGGACCTGTTGTCCATCGGTCATACTCAACAAACTCTTTAAATCGCTGCCATAACGCTTCGGTAGCAATAGGAGCAGTCGCTAAAACATTATGTGATACTAACGTAGCCACGTGATTGTTTGGTTCCAACTCCACCGTTTTACGGTATCAAGTCTCATAAGTCACCGTATCGGCTGCTGTGGGTTCTATTCCGACTGCTTTAGATGCTGTTCGTTTTGCGTGTTCTATTTCTTCCTCTGGCGTACCGCAAGAAATCATATTGGTTCGGTAATAAAGAACTAAACTGATTCGCTCTGCGTCCTCACTGTGCAGCATCATATTTGTATTCCCATGCCATTCATGAGCGTCCATCAAAATCAAATCGCCGTCTTGCATATTTACGGCTACTCGATACTTAGGAAACGTCAAGTGCCCACCTTCGTATTCACCTCTACGTAAAACAACTAGATTGCTGAAGCCTTCATCTAAATCGCCTTGATCTTTATGGACTCCTGTCGGGTAAGTGTTATTGACAGTTACAGTGCTGTATGGAGTGTCGCTGATTATCCAATCAGGTTCAGTTGCTTCGGCTCTACGTTTCTGTTTGGCGTAACGCTCTGGAACGTATGCTTTAAACTCTGACTCTATGTGCTTGAACAACGGGAAAATTGACTCAAACTTTTCAGCGTTCTTTCCTGTCCATGCCGTAGTTCGACAGAAAGGAAATCTACCTCCTTGCCTTTCAAAGAACCCTATAATACTGCTCGCTACTGGTTTCGCCCTACTGTTACCTCGCCCACCTTTCTTATCAACGCGCTGAGAGCCACTCGCCAAGCCACGATTGTCCGTCTTGTCTCTGATTTCATGTAAGACCGGATACGATAAATCATTCAAATTTTGCGGGATTGATTTGGGTAAGTAAATGCACAGAAGCTGCCCATTCGGTTTCAGCACTTTAGACGCGCCTGTCAACAATACGTTGTAATCTTTTTCTGTGATTACTTTGCCAACCTTTTCTTGCAACTCCTCATCTGGAATTACTGACCGCAATCTGATTTGCACCAATGGTTGCATTACTTATTCTCCTGATACGCCTCCGCAATCAACCGCAATATTACATCTGTTGCGTTGTCGTAACCCCATTTGTCTGCAAGTTGGGCAACCTGCTCTCTAGTTTCCTCAATGCTTGAATTAGGAACATAAATTATGAATGGTTGCAGCATCTCTGTTTTTTGAGTGCGTTCAGCGATTTCTTCTTCTGAATCTTCACGATCTATTGAAGCAAATGGATTATCCGCGTAAGCGGCATCAGTTTCTTGTCGAGGTAGTGTTAATTCGTGCAAGCCATATTGCTCGTCTATATCCTCCAGCAGAGTTATCAGGCTAGCGTCTGTCGCTGATACACCTTGCAGGAGTTCTCCGATACGCTCAGAGTCACTAGAAGCCATTGCTCCGATAGGGTCATAGGTAGCCAGAAGTAAATCAGCTTCTTCTTCTGTCACATCTAACACTAGTACAGGAATCGATTCTCCCTGCGCTTCTTCTAATCTCAAATGCCCATCTATCAGAGTAAGAACACCTTCGTCGTTCTCATAAGCAATCACTGCTCCAGCGAAGCCTACTTCATCTAAAACTGACCGGAATGCCTCTTGTTGTAGTGAATCGTGAACACGCCAGTTTTTGTCATTCGGTTGGATTTCATTCGCGTTGACATGCCGTAGTTCTTTTACACGATTGCGAATCTCGCGCGTCTGCGTGCGTTGGTCTGTCCTGTTTTGACTTTTTTCGACAGATGCTTTTCGCATAGCTTCATGCGTATCTGAATCTTTTGCCATTTATTGTTCCTCTGATGGCTAGTTATATCGGCGGTTCCTCTACCTGAATGCCGTTAGTGCGCTATGTCCAAAACTTGAGTTCGAGCAGAGCCGGTTAAGACGTCCTCTGCTGATAGGCGAGAGGAACACGCCTTCCATAATACTCGCACAACGTCCTGCGCAGCGTCAACGCCAGTTACCCTCAACTTATCTAATAGAAACGCTCTCTGATGACGCTAGGCTACTTTAAATACCCTTTTGACCCTTTAGTTACATAGTTACTTAGT